CTCATACTCAAGTAGATAAACCAGGTGTTGCTAATGGAGGAATCGAATTCTTTGGAACTAAATCACAACCTCAAGTAGTTGGAGAAGATGGAAAGTTGACACCTCCACCTCCACCACCTGGTTCAGGTCTTCCAATTCCTCCTGATGCTATTACAACATCAGACACATTCATTGGTCAGCCAGGTGGCACAACTTTTAATGCACCAGATATTGCTGTTCCAATAATAGAAACTCCAGTTACAGGAGCACTTGCTGCTGTACCAGGTATTCAAGCACTAAACCATACATTCGTTGCAATGGCGAATATCGGGAATGACATGTCTCCAGTTACAAGAAAAAAAGCTAAAAAACTTCTGATTGCAACAATTGTTGGTGGTCAGATTGCCTCACTACAAAGGAGATTTAAGTGAAATTCTTAAAAGGACTCGCTAAAGACCTTGCAGAACAAATTTGGACATTTGTCGGTTTATTCTCAGCATGGTTAGTTTTAACAGGTTCTGCAAAAACCGTAGTTGGTTATGCGATTCTGTTATCAATTTTTATGTGGATTACCACATATCCTTTACGCAATAAGGAATAATATATCGACTGAGTAGGGCAATAAGGAGAAAAAAGATGGACCTAATTAAACTAAAATCAGCAGCAGCATCTTGGCTTCGTGCTTCAGTTGCAGCAGTTGCAGCGCTTTACATGAGCGGCGTAACAGACCCAAAAACATTAGCTAACGCTTTTGTAGCTGGTTTGCTTGGACCTGCAGCAAAGTTTGTAAACCCAAAAGACCCTTCATACGGTTTCGGCGCAAAGTAATTATTTAAGGAGCAGCAGCAGTGACAACATTCTTTACAACTTTGGGCATTGTTACTGCTGCTCTCTTAGGGTTAGGAGCTTTGTTGAATCCATTAATGAAGAAACTAAAAAGATTTACTACTTGGCTAGACCAGTTTATGAGAGATTGGGAGGGCGAAGAAGCAGCTCCAGGACGTGATGCAGTGCCAGGTGTAATGCAAAGACTAAATCGTCTTGACGGGGAACTCAGTAATAATGGCGGAAAATCAACAAAAGATGTAGTTGATAAGCTGTTAAAGAACCAAGAGATGCTTTTAGAAGCATTTGTAGAAATGGGCGAAAGACTAATTGCAATTGAAAAATGCGTTAGTCATGATGAGATTAAGCCTCATGAAGAGACTTTTTAAGGGAAGATTATCCTATGCCAATAATTGAACCTCCTAAATTTACCGAAGGTCACTTAAACCTTGCTGGTGCCGTTTCCCAGTCTGCTGGAGCTTTTGGCCCTAGAGGAGGAGCACCTTCATTGAGTAAGAGAACTGTTAGTCGTCTAAAAGACTTAGAAAATCATCACACACAAAATTCTATGAAACTTATGTCACACGCATATGACCTTCAATCACAAGAATCTGCTGTGGCACATACTCGTGACATGGAAAAACTAAGTGTATCTCACGAACAAGCAAAAGATTTAGCTTCACACACAGCAGGAATTGCTGCAACACAAACAGCACAAGAACATGCAAATGCAATTGCAGCAGCAACACATGGAGCAAAACTTGAGAACAAATTAGCATCGGCAACACACCGTCGTTCTCTTGAACTTCACAACGCAATAAATTCTTCAGCACAAGGAAACACAGAATTAAGCATTAAGTTTCCAGCTGGTGGAGAAGTTTCTTACACTAAGTCTGCATCAGCACCCGCTGCAACAGAAAAGGTTGAATCATCAGAACCTTCTTCTCCACGTGGCTTAGGATGGAATGTAAAGCCTGCTGGAGCAACATCTTTGCCTTTAGCTGGTAAGCCTGCTGCACCAACAGCAGAAGGACCTAAACCTCTTGTTAAAAAAGGTCCTGGTGGCAGATTCCAATCCTTAAAGTCAACAGAGCAACGTGTTGCAAAACCTAAAAAATCTTCTACACCAAAAGTAACTGGACCTACAGTTAAAAAAGGTCCTGGTGGCAGATTCCAATCTCTAAAGGACTAAAGTGAATAACGAGCAGGAATACTTAGCTGCTAAAGAAGTCTTAGCGCTAAGAGGAAACGCATCGAATAAGTACGGACAAATAGTTCGTGACTTTGGTAAGTTGCCTCCTGCTTACTTGTTAGCCAGTACACCTGGCCCTATGAAAGGCGGAGCACCAATGTACCTTGGACGACAGTTTACTCATGGAGTGATGTGGTAATGGCTAAATCAGAAGCATGGCAGCGTAAAGAAGGTAAGAACGCTAAAGACCCAAATAGTCGTATAAATAAATCGTTAAGAGCATGGGATTACTAATGAAGTGTGCAAATTGTGAACTAGAAGCTTTATTTGAATACAAATTAACTGAAGACGTATCAATTTTTTATTGTGGTAAGCATTTACCAACATTCTTGGACGAACGTAAAAAAGCTGGTCTTCTTCATATAACTAGCAGCTTTACAACTGCTAAAGAAGAACTTACCGAAATTTTAAAACCATCTGAAGAAGAACTTCCTGTAGAGGAAGAAGAAGTCCTCACTACAGAGGACGAACAATCAGCACCTAAGAAAAAGGCGGCAAAGAAGAAGGCAGAATAATGCCTTTAGTTCGTAAGTTCGCAGTGCAGGGTCATGCTGTACCATCTGTAGCACACAGCCCTAGAGGTCCGTTTCCGCCAGAGGTTCTAGCCCAACCACAGATGGAAGTGGAGGAACACTATTCGGACTCATTACATGAAGGATACGACGATTATCGTCTCTTCAGGTGTCGACACTGTCAAGAGATACTTTTAGAAGCTGAACTAGACATTCATGAATGTGAGGAAAATTAATGGCTACAAATCAAAACGGTCATCTTGTTGATGACTCAGGAAATGTTGTCGTTGACTTTGTTTGGGGAAATTTCCCGACACAGCCAAACGATGTACGTGTAGAAAATGGTGGAACTGTTCTAGATTACACTCTAGATAGCCACAACATTGTTGAAGATGGATGGAATGGTTATCCTCTTTACACACCTAATGACCCAGGAACACAGTCTGGTGGAACTGACTATGTTAAGGTTGCAAACGTACTTGGATTAGCTACTGCTGATGCTCAAGCACTTCTTACCGACCTTGAACTTACAGTTACAACAGCTACTGCAGCAACCAATACTGCAACACAGCCAACACGCATTAACGTAACAGCTGCTGATACAGCAACTGTTTACGTTTCTGGTGGAACTGGTACATGGCCTGTAGGTACAAAGGTAACTATTGCTTCAGGTACAGGTATCCCAACAGCAGTTGTTGGTACATGGTCTGTCACTGGCGGAAGCGGAACAACACTTGTTATCTCAGGTTCAGGTTGGACAGTAGCAGATTCAGGCTCTATCACACCTGGTACAAAGTTGACTGGTGCTTCTGCAACCATCAAGGCTCAGTCTGTTTCAGCTAATACTTCTGTAGCAGCTGCAAGCGCAATCACAATTACTCCTTGGGCTTAGTACTTAGGAGTTAAATGGCTCGTGTTAGTAGAGGTGGCGGTGGCAACGGCGGTCGTCGTATGGCCCGCCCCTCTGCTGACGAGTTAATGAAGACTTTACGAAGAGGGTTTGAAGATGAGTTTATTGGGATTCCACTAACTCAAAGCACAGCAGAATTTAACAAAGCAACAAAGTCAATGTTTGACCCTACACAGTCTCTTGACTACTTTTTGTTTGACGAAGACCGTGTTGATTATAGAAATTTAGCAGGACGTAACGCAGATTCTGACACTGCTTGGGGACGTCAATTCTACGAAGTAGATGATTTAACTGGAGATTTAGTTATTCCTGGAGAAGTTGTTTCTCCGTTTAGTGATGAAGAAGACACCTCTCCTGCTCCACTTACTTTAGTTCCTACTTCTACCAGTAACCCTAAACGCCCAAGAACTGTAGCCGCAGGTTACGATGAAGACGAGCAAAAGTTAACTGTAGTATTCCGTGATGGAACTTTTTACAACTACTATGATGTAGATAAAACTGAATGGGAAGTATTTAAAGCTAATCGTTCAAAAGGTGCTGTTATTTACAGAATGCTTGATTTTAAACCTCGTGGTCCAGCAGACGATTCTTCTATCTCCCAGTCTGCAAGAGCAGCTTATTACCAATACAGCCGTGGCGTACAGGTCAGCCAAAAGGGTAAGCTTAGTGGACAAGGTGGAACTTCTTACAAAACTAAAGCACAAGGGAAAAAAGGTAGAAAAAGGTAACAATGCCAAAGGCACACAACATCGGACCACTATTTGTACAGTTCACTAACTTTCCTTACAAATGGGGCACTAAGATAACCACCCGTGGTTGGACTCAAGAAATTGAACCTCCATATAGAACATCAAACCCACTTATAGTGCGACTTCCTTTCTATAAAGCGCTAGTGTTTGGTAGATGGACTGGAAGCAAAACTGAGGAACACGCACTAAACGACGCATTAGCAAGGCGGGATTTAACTTATGATGATTTCACTGAAGAAAAAGGCTGGACACCAGCCCCAGACTCGAATCGAGAAGAGAGTCTCGAAGATATCTACGCCAGACTTGATTCAATGGATGGAACATTCGATGTACACGATTGGCAAGTCTATTACCGAATGGCAACGGAACAACAACAGCCAGATGCTTGATGAAATTGTGTTAGGTGCTGAAGCATTTTACGCAATTGCTAAAGAGTTGAAACGTAGAGATGTATGACATATACTAATCCAGCTTTACCTCTCTCTAGGTCTGGCGATGCCCACGCAAGTGGGCTTCGCTATTTAGGAAACTAATGAAAGACTTTGACGGCGACAAGTACGAAGAAATAAATCCTGAGTATTATCTTCAAGAAGAAGCTCCTGAACCAATTCAAGAAGATGAACCTCTTGATGAACTTTCACAGCAATTTGTAAACAAACTTGTAGACAAAATGTTGGACTTTTTAAAAGTTCTAGTTGGGCATGATTTACACCCATACCAAAAACCTCTTGCTCGTAGGATTATGGAATCTGTGATTATTGGCGATGGCGAAGAAATAACAGCTCTTGCATCTCGTCAGTCAGGTAAGTCAGAAACTGTTGCTGATACTGTAGCAACATTAATGATTCTTCTTCCACGTCTTGCAAAGCTTTACCCAGACCTTCTTGGAAAATTTAAAGATGGTATTTGGGTTGGTCTTTTTGCACCTACGGAATCTCAGGCTGAAACATTGTTTGGTCGTACAGTTACACGTTTGAGTTCTGAGCGTGCACTTGAAATTATGGAAGACCCAGAAATTGATGACACTGCCCATCGTGTAGGAGGTGTTACACGACAGATTAGATTGAAAAAATCTGGTTCAACAATCACAATGATGACTGCTAACCCAAGAGCAAAAATTGAATCTAAGTCATTCCATCTTATTATTATTGATGAGTGTCAAGAAGCAGATGACTTTGTAGTTTCAAAATCTATTGCTCCTATGCTTGCTTACTACGCAGGAACAATGGTTAAAACGGGAACTCCAACTACAAGTAAAAATAATTTTTATCGTGCGATTCAACTAAACCGCAGACGACAAACAGGACGCAATTCACGACAGAATCATTACCAATGGGACTGGAGAGAAGTTTCTAAGTACAACGATAATTACGAAAAATTTATTAGAAAAGAAATGCTTCGCATCGGTGAAGACTCTGATGAATTTCAAATGTCGTATTGTTGTAAATGGCTACTTGAACGAGGAATGTTTGTTACTTCAGGAACAATGGATAAACTTGGAGATACTTCTCAAGAAGTTGTTAAGTCATGGCACAAGACTCCATGCGTAGTTGGAATTGACCCTGCTCGTAAAACTGACTCAACAGTCGTAACTGTTGTATGGGTTGATTGGGATAGACCAGATGAGTTTGGGTATTTTGACCACCGTGTTCTTAATTGGCTAGAGTTGCAGGGCGATGATTGGGAAGAACAGTACTATCAGATTGTAAGTTTTTTGGAGAACTATGACGTACTTGCTGTTGGGGTTGACGCTAATGGTGTTGGTGATGCTGTCGCCCAAAGATTAAAATTGTTGATGCCCCGTGCAGAAGTTATGTCTTTAACATCTAGCCCTTCGGAACAATCACGTCGTTGGAAACATCTCAAAGCTTTGATTGAACGCCAAATGATTTCTTGGCCTTCTCACGCAAAAACTCGCAGATTACGTACTTGGAAAAGGTTTTACCAACAGATGGTAGATGCCGAAGTACAGTACAAAGGACCTAACTTTTTGGTAGCTGCTCCTGACGAATCTTACGCTCATGACGATTTTGTGGATTCTTTAGCCATTGCTTGCTCTTTGACTGAGTCTTTAGTGATGCCAGAAGTTTCTGTAGCAAGTAATCCTTTTTTCTAGTTAAGCCACACAAATCTCCTAAAAAGCGAGAAACTTTCTCTTGGAATGGCCTTCCGTAATCCTTAAGGAGTAACAATGACAATTTCACCAAACCCTCAGTTTCCTGAGCGTGCACCACAAGTCTATGAGCGCAAAGGCGCAGACAACGTAACCCGTCGTGGTCCACTTCGTTTTGAAGAAGGTGTCGCAACTGACACTGACGTTCCAAACGATTTCCAGAAGGGCATGATGCAGGGAATGATTCCTGCAGCAGGTCGCCCAAACCGTAACGCAAACGTATTTGAAAAGCCAGCAGCAGAAACACTATCTGAGCGTGCTCACGTAGGTTCAGCAGCATGGATTGAAGCACCAACAATGCTTGGTGAGTTTGCACATGGTACATACAACGATTACTCAGCTGCAAAGATTGAGACAAAGGTTGTATCTGGCGGACGTCAAGTACGTTCAAACGCAACAGTCGTAAACGACTAATTTAGTAAGACAGCTGATGGCCCCTGCACTAGTGTGGGGGCCACAGACAAATTTATGAGGAGTATTAATGGCAAGTAAACCAGCCAATCCAAAATTGTGGGCGACCATTGTCGCTATGGCACGTGCTAAGTACTCTAACTATCCAAATCCTGGTGCTAGTGCATGGGTTCATAAGCGCTACGTGCAAGCAGGTGGTCAGTTTGTTGAATCAACCGAATCAGACCGTCGTAAAAAAATGGCTCAAAAGAAACACGAGCATGAGCAAGAGAAAAAGCGTTTAACTAAAAAAGAAGAAAAGAAATCTTCTAAAAAAGATAAAGGCAAGAAGTAATGTCATTTTTGGACTTTAGTCCTCCGTCATATAGAGCGGCGTCATCAGACTTAACCATTTCTATTTCTCCACTTGGTTTAGTAGAACTTGCAGATGAAGAATTTGAAGTTCACGGCCCTCGTTTAAATCGCTATTCTCTTAACTGGGCGATGTATCTTGGGCATCATTGGGGATACCGTCGTGAAGCTGGAGAAATGCAGCTCACAGCAAATTACTATCGTGCGTTTAACGATTATCTTGCTCGATTTACTTTTGGTAAAGGTGTTCACTTCCGTTCCCCTAAAGCAACAGAAGCAATTGTTCCTGACCGTTTAGAGCGAGTATGGGAAGTAGACAATGACAAAATGCGTGTGCTACTTGAAATGGCACAGCAAGGCGGAATCACTGGAGACTGTTTTGTAAAAGTTGCATACGAAGAACCTTGGACAGATGGAGCTGGTGTTTTACATCCAGGACGTGTTCGTATTCTTCCTATGAATTCATCTTTTTGTTTCCCAGAATTTCACCCACATGACCGTACACGTCTTCTTAGGTTTAAGCAGAAGTATCGTTTTTGGGGAACATCTCTAGAAGGTACACGTCAAGTATTTACTTACACAGAAATTTTAACTGACGATACTATCGAAGAATACATCAATGATGAGTTGATTGATTCTCGTCCAAATCCAGTTGGACTAATACCAGTAGTGCACATCCCTAATGTTCCTGTTTCTGGTTCACCTTGGGGACTTGCTGACGCACACGACATTATCACTATTAACCGTTCATACAATGAAATTGCAACAGACATTGCAGACATTGTTAACTACCACGCTTCTCCTGTGACAGTTATTGTAGGTGCAAAAGCGTCTAACCTTGAAAAAGGTGCAAAGAAAGTTTGGGGCGGTCTTCCAAAAGATGCTCAAGTATTTAACTTAGAAGGTGGCGCTCAAGGCATTGAAGGTGCTTTGAAATACCTTGAACTTTTAAAGCGCTCAATGCACGAAATTATGAACGTGCCAGAAACAGCTCTTGGACAAGTTCAACCTATTTCAAATACTTCTGGTGTTGCTCTTTCTATTCAGTATCAACCATTGATGAACCGTTGGTCACAAAAGGTTGCACAGTATGGCAAGGGCTTAGAAAAAATTAATGAATTAGTTATTCGTACTCTTGCGATTAAAGAGCCTCAATCATTTGTTTATAACCCAGCTGAAGATGGCCCAATTAAAGAAGGTCAGTTAACAGTTCTTAACCCTAATGACCCTATTACGTATATCAACTACGCACAGTTTCCTCAGCCTCTTCCTTTAGATAAGTTAATTGTGCTTAATGAAATTCAAACAAAATTGGGTATGGGCCTTGAGTCCAAAGAAGGAGCCCTAAGACAATTGGGCGAGGAATTCCCTGAAGAGAAACTTCAAGAAATCCGTGATGAGCTCAAGCAAGACAAGATTGCAGATGGAGCTCTACAACTTCTTCAGATTCAAATTCAAAAGCAAATTATGGACCTTACTGGCATGATGCCAGGACCAGACGGTACTTCTGCAGTTCCATTAGCTCCACAACCTTTGGGAGATGGAGATGTTCTTGGAGATGGCATTCAAGGACCTGAAACTCCAGAAAACGCAAACAGCCCAGAGAATCAACAATCTCGTGGTATGGAACAAGGTGTAGAAGCAGAACTTCGTAACCAACTTGTCACTGAAGCCTATGGAACAAAGATTCCTCAAAGGAGAGCAGTAGACAAAGAATAAAAATTTCTGACGAATAGTCAGAATAAATCGAGACAAAAGCATAAAATTGTTGTGCAATTATCTCGTAACAACCAGGGACACGCCGCAAGGCATTCGGACAATGACACAAGAAAGATAAGTGATTACTATGGAAGAAAATCAAGTAGTTGATACTCCAACTCCAGAAGTTGTAGTACCAGAAGTGAGTGACCCAGTGGCGCAATCTTTTACAGCAGATGACCTTGCAAAGGCTCGTGCTCAAGAGAAGGCAAAGCTCTACCCACAGATGGAAAAAATGGCTGCTGAACTTGAAGCTCTTAAAAAAGCTCAAGCAGAAGAAGCCGCACGTAAAGCTGAAAAAGCTAAAGCACGTGAACAAGAAAAAGTAGAAAAGCAAAAGCAGAAAGATATTGACGAACTTTCCGCTAAAGAACTCCTCGCTAAGAAGGAGCAAGAATTTCAGTCTGCTCTAGAGGCTGAACGTCTTGAACGAGAAAATGCTTTCGCTCTTCTTGAAAAGGAACGCAAGTTCCAAGAGTTAATGTATTACCGCCAACAGCGCATTGAGCAGGAACGTGAAAACATCGTTCCACAGTTGCTCGATTTAGTTAACGGTAATTCAGAAGACGAAATTGAACAAAGCATTGAGAGCTTGAAGGCAAAGTCTGCAGGAATTATGCAGGATGTGCAACAGACAGTTCTTAGTACAAAGCAACAAATGGTTGGAGCACGTGTAACAGCTCCAGCATCAGGACCCCTAGATAATGATTCGGAACACACTATCTCTACACCTGATTCAATCAGGGATATGACAATGGCCGACTATGCGAAACAAAGAGCCAAGCTTCTTGGCAGCGCTGCAAACAATCGTGGTCAGGGACTGTTCGGTTAATCCCCCTCAACTAACTAAAGAAAGGACTTGACCCAACATGGCAGGTTCAGCAATTACAGGTACATCGCAGTTAGCGAGTGCTCCTACAGCCTACTCAGGTTCAAACTCATCTTTGAACCAGGCAATTCAAACAATCTGGTCGAAGGAAATTCTTTTCCAGGCAATGCCAATCCTACGCTTCGAACAGTTCGCTGTTAAGAAGACAGAACTTGGTGTAGCACCTGGTCTACGTGTTAACTTCCTCCGTTACAAGAACTTCGCAGTGGACCCAACTCCACTGACTGAAGGTGTTCGTATGACAACTAATGCTCTCACAGCAGAGCAGATTGCAATCACAGTAGCTGAACACGGCTACGCAGTTGCAGTTTCAGAACTTCTTCTAAACGCTTCATTTGATGATGTGATGGCTTCTGCTTCACGTCTTCTAGGTCGCCACATGGCACAGTACCTAGACGTACAGGCACGCAACACACTTTCTGCTGCAACTTCTGCAGTATTTGGTTATGACCGCTCATCTGTACAGGGTGTTAACGACTGGTACAACGAAGGTACAAAGGGCACAGCTCTTTCAGACCTAGATGGTGCTTTCAAGTTGACAACAGGCGCTGTTAAGGATGCTGCTCTTACTCTTGCTGGTAAGAACATCCCTCGCTTAGGTGAAACATACGTAATGTTTATTCACCCAAAGCAGTCTCGTGACATTCGTTCGAACCCAGAGTTCATCGAAGTTACAAAGTACGCTGCTCCAGGTAACTTCATGCTTGGTGAAATCGGTCGTCTATACGACGTAGTATTCATCGAAACCACACAGGTTAAGAAGCTTACTTCTGGTGGAACATACACCACATCTAATTTGGTGGGTACTCCAGCAGACCAGACAGGTGTTCCAGTTCTACCTAACACAGGTCGTGGTCAGGGTGGTAACCCAGAAAACACATCTGAAGCATCAGGTTACTTCACATCAGCAACAGGTTATGGTGCAGATGTTTACGAAGCAATCATGATTGGTGACAACGCATTTGGTCACGCAATCTCACTTCCAGTTGAACTACGTGACGGTGGCGTTCTTGACTTCGGTCGTGAACACGCTCTTGCTTGGTACGCAATTTGGGGTCTAGGTGTTATTACTGACCAGGCTATCTGCAAGGTTTACACCAACTAATAATGCTTAACTGATGTCTGGGGGTCATACTCCTTCCTTGGCCCCCAGACATTACTAACTTACACAGGAGAATAATAAACGTGGCAAATAAACCAACATCACCGCTTGATGCGACAGGTCGTGCAGCGGAACAAGCAGCAAAAAAGAATGCTGCAGAACTTAATAAGCGCAAAGAAGAAATCTCTATTGCAGCTCAAATTGAAGCTGAAAGTTTAGAGAATGATGTCTTTGACCCAAAGAAACCAGACGCTCCTCTAGTTCTAGATGAGATTGAAAACGTCGGTGTAACAACTGCTAATGACACAGTCATTATTCGTACAATTACAGATATTGACGAAATGACTTACGGAGTAGGTAACCACTACTCATTTAAAGCAGGAGTTAAGTATCGTGTTCCATCAACTCTTGCTAACTATTTAGAAGAACTTGGATACATTTGGCGCCCTAATTAAAATAGGCCGTCTCTAATAGTCCAACCTCAATTCTGGTTTCCCGCCCTCCTCCCAGAGTTGGGGTTGGGCCTTTTTTGCACTGTGCTAATTTAATTTTTACGAGATGATAAGCACATCAGATTTACGGAGGTTATGTGGCTACTCTTGCAAGTCTTTCTGACCGATTACGCTCCGAACTTGGAGATTTAGGCAAGTCATTTGTTTACCAGGTTACATCTACTGGTGACACTGACCGTTACCTAATTCCTTACTCTCCAGTTGACGGAGCTGGCTTAGTTGTTGCCGTAAACGGCACCGATGTAAGTACCGCAGTCACAGTTGAAGAGACTACGGGCTACATCACTTTTGACACTATTCCAGCAGCTAACGCAACAATAGTTGTTGCAGGAACTTACTTCCGTTATTTTACAAACACAGAAATTGAGCAGTTTGTTTGCGATGCGTTTGCTCAACATTCTGCGAACCATGCTGATGGTTATGGTCGTGCCATTACTATGATGACACTTCCAGGAATTGAAGAATACCCAGTTGTAGTTTACGCATCTACAATGGCTCTTTACACTCTTGCTACTGACGCTGCATTTGATATCGATATTCAAGCTCCAGATGGCGTTATGATTCCTCGTTCTGAGCGTTACCGCCAACTAATGCAGATGATTGAAACCCGCAAACAGCAATACCGTGAACTATGTTCACAGCTTGGTATTGGTCTTTACAAGATTGACGTGTTTAGTTTGCGTCGAATCTCTAAGAATACTAATCGTTATATTCCAGTTTATTTGCCACAAGAAGTTGACGACCGCTCTATGCCACAAAGAGCAATCATTTCAATTCCAAGTTATGGGTCTGCAATTTCTCCATCAGATGTTCCTAACTTTGATTTCACAATGTATCAAGG